CGGGGCCTGGCTGCGCCAGCGGGCCGACGACATTGAGGGTGGCCAGCGCATCGTCACGGCGCTGCTGCCAGCTCTTCGCCTCCTTCGGAGTCAGCGAGATTTCCAGCCCATACGCACCGGCGATGTCCTTGGCGCTGTACTCCCACGGGATGTCCACCTCAGAGTCTGAGAGGCGGATGACCCTCTCACGCTCGTAGAACATCTGCATGAGCTGAAGAACCCGGCGAGCGATACCAAGCCAGAAGTTCTCCAGGGCGATGCGCTTCTCAGATGCCCGCGTGGCGCTGGCGCTTACAACCTCAGCAGTCTCGGTCGCCGTGCGCTTACGGTCAGGGAACAGACCCCGCTGAAGCTCACTGACGCCCGTCGCATCACGAGCAGCCTGCTCTAGCTTCTCAGGAACCAGGTACATCTCCGACATCAAGTCAGGGACACCCAGCTCCTTGATTTCGTCAACATCATGGCCAGTAGCCAGCTCGACTACAGCGCCGATTTCCTGCGAGCGCATGGCCTCCTTGCCCGCCTCAGTAAAGACGCGCTCGCCCGCGAGAATCTTACCTTGTGCACGCTCTAGGTATGTACCTAGGCGGGAGTGGTACAGGTCCTTCTCCTCAGCGATGTCTCGTAGGACCTCTAGTTCAGAAACACCACGAACACGGGTTGTGGTGGCGCGAAGTACCAGCGGGACAAACGGGTTCTTGTCCTCCGGGTCGGGGTTCAGCGAGAACGGGTTGGCAGACTCGTTCAGCAGGAACTTAGCTCCTTTCGCCCACACACACACTGTGCCCGTCTCGAAGTCATAGACAGTGTAGACCGTGACACGCTCATCCTCGTCCTTCACTGTAGCAAACGCCCCGAGGATACCCTTGTCGATGGTCGTGTCCGGCTTCAGCTCATCGAGCTTCTTACCATTCTTTCGCGAGCGGGTGTACTCCTGGAACAGCGGGTTGTTCTTCACCTCTTCGATGCTCATGTACTGCTTCTGCGCTACCCACGCAACATCCTGCCACTGCTTGGCGGTCACGTCCCACAAGAACATATCCCAGGGCACATAGTCTACCACAACACGGTCAGCAAGGATAGTAGCAACATCCTCAACCAGCGGGACGTTGTTAGCTATGTCCAGCGGTGTAGGCGCGCCCTCTATGCCGCTTGCCTCCTCTATGAGGGCAGCAACCTCGGCCATCACATCCGCATCCTGCCGGATGACTTCCTGAACCTCCTCAAAGAACTCATACCCAACCTTAGTCAGCCCTATCCCTGTGATAAGAGCATCCTTGACTGAGGCATTCCCACGTAGTTGCGCTTTCGTCTGCTCCCACTCCTCTGACAGCGCAGCAGTAGCTACATAGGCGTCATCTTCAGTAGACTCCCCCTTAGGAGTCACGACTAGGTCGATGTTAGCAGAAGTCATCGAGCTATACTGCGAGTCGATGTTACCGATGACGAGCGGCGTAGCGCCGCTGATGTAATGCCCGCTACCAGTCATAGCCGTCGAACGGCGGTGAGCCTCGTAGCGGTCCCATGCCTTGCGCGCCTCAGGATGCCACTTCTCGTTGAACTCCTCTGCTAGGCGCAGACGGTGCTCATAGACCGCCACCTTGGCAGCGTCAGACTTGTACTTCCTGTAGGACGGTATAGCCATCAGTTACGCTCCTGTCGCATACAAGCGCCCGTCGCGTTCAACGAGTAGTCCAGGCTCCCAGTCAGCCAATGGGTCCTTAGGCTCAACACCTAGCCAGCCTGAGACCTGCGGGGCTGTGAGAATCTGCTGGCGAAGATAGCCCATAGTCCCAGGACCGGGGGGCTCTGTTTCGGGCTTCTTGTCTCTCTTGGGGAAGACGGAGAAGAGAACGGTGGCCCAGTACCGCAGACCGTCGCAGTAATGCGAGGTCCAGTCGTGCACGGCGAGGGTGCCGACTCGGATACCGTTGTCGTCGGTACGCCATTTGTGGGATGAGATAGCGGCACCGAGACGGGCGGCGTGTTTGTGGTCCACAAGCACACGGTCGGCCTCCATCATGTTGGTCAGGATACGGACTGCATAGTCCTGGGCCTTCTGCTGCGGCGTGGTGATGATGACACCGTGCTGCGCGAGGTCTTCGATGATAGAGGTCTTCTTACCAGGAGCGCGGCTCTTGCCTGCGGGGTCACCCACGTTCAACATCGGAAGCCTGCCGCCGAAGCGGTCCTTGCAGTACCGGAAGAAGGCATTGGCCCACTGCTCAGACACCCAGTCCTGGGCCTCGATGCAGCCGATGAGGCGAGCAACAGGTACCCACTCAGTGTCTCCTGACGGCAGTCGCTTGGCGGCCCAGTCTACCTGGGAGAATGACAGAACCCCCAGGTCTCCCATGCCAAAGTCCCACATGGAGTAGAGGTCTAGGTCCTCGCGGTAAGGTACCTCGGTGATGCAGCGGTCGGGCGCGAAGTTGAAGAACACAGCGCCCTCGGTCACACCGATGAACTCGCCGAAGACCTCCTGGCGCAGGAAGGCACCCTCGTACTCCTTGAACAGCTCGTCAATGTACTCGTTAGGCAGGTGGTCGGTGTTGGCGTATGTGGAGGCTCCGAACCACAGAGCGCCGCGTGTCTGTAGCGGCGAGTCTGGGTGGAACTTCTCCCACATCCAGTCGAAGCCGTTAGGCGTCGAGCAGACCCAACCAGCCTTCTCGTAGCCGGTCTGGCGAAGGCGGCCCCAGAGGACACCCCAAGCCTTGCCGGTGACGTGTCGCCCCTCGTCAATGAAGTACCAGGTTAGTTCAAGGCCACGCATCCAGTTAGGCCGGTCTAGTGACCGGAACAGGATGATGGCCTCATGCTTGCAAGTGTGGCGGTTGGCACAACCGCAGTTAGCGATGAGTTTAGCCCTCTTCTTGGTGCTCATCCAGCTCGTTTCCTGCTTGCCAGTCTTCCAGAGCCCTGAGCCATCCATCATCTCGAAGAACTGCGGTAGGACCACGTCCTCCAGGACAGGATAGTTGATGGCAGCGATACAGCCTCGCGGGCCATGGAACTCCCCCTTCGGCATTGGCTGCTGGCTGAACTTCAGGCCGCGCGCGATGCCTGCGAAGGTCTTTCCACTACCAAGGCCACCGATATAAGCGCTGGCCCGCTGAGGGTTGATGACGAAGTCCCTCTGTGCCCCGAAGCGGACTACCTCTACGCCCAGCTCACGCGCTCGGGCAACCAGAGTGGGACACTCTGGCTCGGCGTGATGGCCGCGTCGTCCGCCGCAGTCGGGGCAGATGACCATGAACTCGCCTACGTTACATTCTGCACAAACCCAGCGGTCATCTGGGTCAGCAGGGTCTTCTGGACGGGCGCTCCCGCACTCAGGGCAGAAGGCTAGTGCTTCGAACTCCCCGAGGTCGTCTCCAGCGCTCCAGAACTCGTTGAGCTTGAGCGTCTTAGATATGGCCATACTTCCCTATACCTTCGGTTCGCGCTGGGCCGCGAACAGCTCCCGACGCTTGGGCAGGTGGTTGGTCCGTGGCACTAGGGATGGTACCCGCGTAGGCACGGGCTTCCTGCCTGCAGAAATGCGAACGCCGCCAGGCGTGGGGCCAACCTTACCCCCAAGTCCCGACAGCGGAAAGTCGTTTATGCGCTTCACTTCTTCTTCCCTAGCCCTTCCATAGCATTGGCCATACGAGCAGCGGACTCCTTGGAGTGCCCCTTCTTTCGAAGAGCCTCATATACACGCCACCACTTCGGGGAGTGACCCAGGCCAGGCATAGTGTCTCCCCCAGGGCTCGAACCTGGGCATCGGGCTTTTCAGACCCGCGCTCTGCCTACTGAGCTAGAGAGACGTGTAGCGAGAGGGAGTCGAACCCCCACAGCCTCGGCGGGTGGTTTACAGCCACTTGGGCTCGCCAGTGCCCAGCCGCTACGTGTCATCGAGTAGACGCGGGGGCCAGTCTTGAGCCCTACGCCTGCGTACTAGCGTCTACTCGAAGTCTCATGCGAAGTACCACTTCGCAAGTACACCGAAGAGGAGTTGAACCTCTCTTTCAGGGCTTATAAGGACCCCTACAGCAACCGGCTGTGTTCGGTGCGTCCCCACCCGAGGAGTCGAACCTCGCCCGCTGGCCTTAGGGGGGCCGTCGTGCCCGGCTTGGTGGAGTGGCGGAAGGTGAGAGGGTCGAACTCCCACGGCTGTTACGCCCACCTGTTTTCGGGACAGAGGCCGACGCCATCTATCGGCTGGACCTTCCGAGTTCTTCCTAGGGCGCGGTAGGTCGAGGATTCGAACCTCGGCGTGCTTTCACACGACCTCCGGTTAGCAACCGGGCGCATTGCCACTCTGCCAACCTACCGTGCACCATCCTGGAATCGGACCAGGCGCGCCTTCCTTATCAGAGAA